TTCCAGTAGAACCAATTTTAAAAACAACTTCATTACTTTCATTTTTATTTAAAGGTAATGCTACATATACAATTTGGTCTGCTAAAGTTTGTATTCTAAAATGTTTAATATTATAATTTTCTAAATCCGTAAAAATGATATCACCCGCTTTAAAAGGTCCTTGAACCTGAATGAAACCATTATTATCACCGTGTAACATTTTTTATACCTCCTTAATACTTATAATTCATAATAAAAGAGGTTTTTGTATTTTGTTGATTAAAAACAAAACCTATAAAACTAATATTGTAATCATCATAAATTTTATAATAATTACTAGGACCAATTTTAATATCTTCATTATTTAAAACAAAAAAGATATTTTCATCTCCTTCAATAGTAAGCTCTCTAATTGAAGTTATTGTACTATCTCCAAGTACACTTCCTATTAAATTATTTACTATTCTTATCTCTAAATTATCAATAGATAAAGCATGAGAAACATAATTATTAGATGTTTCAACTTGAAAGATAACTTGATTACATGCTTTTTCTGGAGAAAAAATAATTTCATATTTTTTCACATTGTTAGTTTTATCTTGAATCCCACTTTCTAAACTTAATTTTCTAAAGATAATATCATCATCAGCTAATTCTCCTTCAGAATTATAACTTAATAATATATTTTTATCTGTATCAGATGGTACTAATTCAAAATAAAGATAATAACATTTACCAACTTCGAATTGCTTACCATTTTCTAGTTGAATAACTGTATAATATCCATTATTATCTCTTATGGTATTAATAATTTTATAATCTTCTAAAGCAATAGGTTTAGAATAATAATTATCTATATCTACTAAAGTATCGCTATTAGTGCCTTGATATAAATGTTGTCCTATTTTATATGTTTTAGCCACTCCTTTTACTCCTTTCTAAATAGTATCCAATGCTCTAGTGCAAGATATAGACATTGTGCCTTCCGCTTCTAGAGGAATTGAATAAGATTCTATTATATAATCTCCATATATTTCACTTTTTTTATCTAAAACAGATATACGAATATTTGGCTCAAGATAATAAATTGGAATACTTTCTATTTCAATACTCTCATTTAAACTTACGCATTGATATAATAAATCTCTAGCTGCATAAAAAGCACTATTCCAAATAGCACTTGTTTTAGATAAATTTTTATAAATAGATGAAGGAACCAATATATATCTTTGTCCAGTTAATAAGTAATCATCAATTTCTTTTTGAGTATCTTCTCCAACTGTATAATTTTCATTACATTCAATTAAAACATAATCAGGAATATCAGGTTCAAAAATACAATTAACTTTACTATCAGAATATGATTTAGTTCTTTTTCCAATATTATCTATACTATATTTAGCAACTTCTGTATTACTATCTATAATATCTAAATAATATTTAACATTATACATATTAACATCTGTTTTTGCTATATATTTATTATTTTCTATAGAATAAAATGCAGGCCACGCTTCTTCTAACTCTATAAAATAATTATTAGTATCTCCGCCGGAACGAGTACCTTCAATCCCGCTTAAATATAAATCATCTCTCCAATTAGGTGGTGTTATAGTGTCTACTATTGTAGCATCTTTTAATATAACATAATCTTTAATTTTAGGATTCCATTGATAAAATTTATTAACTGAAACATCTCTATAAACTAATTCATTCGCTCCTATTTTAGGAAAATTATCATAATTAGAATAATCAATACTAACCAATAATCTATTATTTGTTTTATCATAAACAAAATTATTATATTTATGGTCATTCCAATTTGCGGGAATTGTATCAATAGCTAAATGATAACGTATAGGGGTAATAGTTCCATCTGTGCCTTTTGCTTCTCCCCAAACTATAAAATCATTCTTTATATTTTCCCATTTTGGAGAATTAGAATAAGAAATAAATAAATCTGGATTATTAAATACATATGTAGCGTTGTTTTTACCTATTTCAGATAAATAAGCATCTTTTTCTAAATTTAATAATTTATTTAAGTCTCCCGTTGCTTTTGAAGTGTTTAAATAATTTTGAATCTCTCTAAATACAAAGTTTCCATCTATATCATAAAAATATTCAAAATTACCAAGTGTATTTTTTATTTTATCTAAAATTGAAGTGATAGAATCTCCTGCATTTGCTTTTAATCCATTTTCCTTATCTTCTGCAGGATACACTAAATCTTCATAAAAACCACCAATATAATCTCCTTCAGAAAAATATAAATTACCTAAACCATTAGTAGAGAAACTATATCCTGCAACTGGTGGCGTTGGTGCATCTTCTATTTTTTCAACAATATCGCCTAAATAATAAATACCATTGTGGCTATCGTTTTGAGCAAAATAAATTCCTTGTTTTTTCTTTTGTGCTGTATCATTATTATTTTCACTTGCTGTAGTGGCTGTTGAAGTATTAATTGTCACTTTTTTCTCTTTCCACATCATTCCCATAATTGCAGTTTTAGGAACTCCATCAATAATAATTTTGCTTAGTTGCTCTCCACCCCAATGATTTACTAATTCAGTAATTAATTGATATATTGTTATTTGCTCTGTTACAATTGCTCCACTTTCATCAAGAGTATCAAAAGTATCTAAATATACAGATGCGGGGAATGTGCCTCCACAATCGCCATTTAATAAACACATTTTATCCTGTAAATTCATTGATATTGTTAAACCAGCTTCACTATTAGAAAAAGATGGAGACTGCATTACATAAATACCTTGCGGAAACCATATATAATCATAATCAGAATATTGCGGATATTCTTTCTTTAAAGTGTTTTTAATACCTATTTGTAAAGAAACCTTTCTATTGATAACAAATAATTGTTTTAAATCCATGCTATCATAGTCTACAGTATCCGCAATAAACTCTAAACTAGCTGTTCTTCTCACGGTAGAGCTACCATCAATACTAATGCTACCGGAAGTAACCCTACCAGTTACTTCCGCAATAGCTCTTTCTTCTTTTGTCAAAACTATAACTTTTATAATCTTTGTTTTTATTTTTTCTAAATCCAACTGATGTAAAAACAAAGAATCAGATAAGTAAGAAAAATTATTTATCATTTTTTGCATACTCTCCTTTCTCTATTTCATAAGTGTAATTAATATAAGCATTAATAGGTACTTTTGCAATTTGACTTTCTTTATCATAAGAATAAAATTTATCGTTCAAATATATATAATTTTCATATTCTGTATCTGTTGTCATAATAAAATCTTGATAGTCTGTTCCTTTTTCAAGACCTTTTTTATCTAATAATGCTAAATTTTCTTTAGAAATACTATTTTTTATATCTTCTATACTATCAAAATTACTTCCTATTAAATATTTAGTTGAAATTCTATAAATGCCATATTCAACAGGTTGAGATATTTCTGATAAAAAGTTATAAATATTTTCATCTTCATGGATTTTATTACTTGAAAGATATAATCCTCCAAAATAAGCATCTAAAATAACATATTGGTCATCATAAAAATCAAGTTTATTATTATTCCAAACAATGTGCTTATAATAATTATTGTTGTCTGCGGAGTCTTTAACATATAAAACTGTACCAGCTTCCGCCTCTATTCCTAATCTATCAATAGATAATAACTTAATATAAAATTTTTTTGAACTAACTTGGTATTTATTGCTTAAAATAGGTAATATATGTTCGTTATATCTAAATGTTCTTCTTTCTTGTCCTATGCCTTTATAAGCAAAAATATTATTAATAATTTGATTACTATTAATATTCTTCTCCATTGTAACAATATAATCAATTACAACTTTTGGTGTTTCATCATATAATTGATTAATTTTAGGAAAATATAATGAAGTAACTGGAGTATTAAAATCCGCTATTTCATAATAAGGAATATCTTTTGATACAAAAATATCTTTGTTATTAATGTTAATAATATATCCTTTACCTACTTCTTTTGAATTAGCAAAATCTGTACTTATAGAAGATAATCGCCCATCTTCTGAAATGTAAATAATTTGAGCGTCTGTTTCATTTACAAATCTAATTTTTAGCCAATTAAAATTTTTAAAAGTATTAATTGTATCTGGTGCTCCTTCATAAGCATGTTTATTATTTACTTCTTCTATTATTTCAGTTGTTCCTGTAAAAGTTCCCGTAATTTGTCCTACAAAATCTTCTGTAACAACGTTTTGTGTAGTATCTCCTATATATTGTATTCCATATTTATCAATATTAGCGAGAGAATAATCAGAAACTTCTGTTACAGTGGCAGATAAATTATATACTAATCTACCCAATTGTTCTTCTGGAGTAATAGAAATTTCAGTAAATTTAACTAATATATTTCCTTCAGGGGTTGAACGAAATAATTTTATATTATCTTCGTGTAAAAAATCCAATACTTTTTCTCTAAAATCTCTTTCATAAATATAATTATTTTGAGAAGTTATATGTTTAATATTATTAAAATTATCATACTCTTTTACTATATCAGAAGAAAAATACATATTATCTTTTGTTGTAAATAAATTTTCATTTGTAAAAGTATTATGACCCTCTTTATCTATAGTTACTAGTTCATATTCATCACTAAAAAAAGATATTAAACTATTTAAAGTAAAACTTTTATAATTTACAACTCCATTCTTTGTAATGAAAGGATACTTTGAACCAAGAGTAGAGGTAACTGATTCCATTACATTTCTTGTAAGAGAATCAATAGAAGAATTATATTTTAAACATAACATCTTCCCATCTCTAACTATATAAATATCATCTAAATAATTAATTGCGGAAATAGGGTTATCATTTTCATCTAACTCTTTTAATAAAACTCCCCTTCTACCTAAATTATCAAATCTTTGAACTCCATATCTATAAAAAACTCCGCTCTTCGTTGTATAATCATACCAAGTATAATCTAAAGGAACTCCATCTGATATATATACTCTATGCACATCTTCCCATACTGTATAATTACTTTCACTAGAAGTTCTTCTAAAATTTATAACGCCAATAAATCCCGATATATTATCTTCTTTATATTTTACATTAATTTTTATACGTCCTAAATCATCCTGAGCTTCCGTTGAAAGAATTGCGTTAAGCGGGTTCCCGCCGCTTGTAATTATCTTTATATAAAAATCTTTTGACTCTTTATATTTAGTTATAGTAGTATAGTCAAACCTAATTCTATAATTCATATCTTCACTAAATTGATAATTAAACGTATATTTAAAAACATTAGGAGTATATTCATTAGCATAAAGAATACCAGAATCACTGATTAAAGTTTCTTCCTTATCATCAATATAAGCTCTTATACGATAAGATTCTAATTTCTCTTGTTCTTGGTCATCCCTAAAAAGTAATTGACCATTTAAGTCAGTTAAATTTGAAACATAAAAAGTGCTTGATAAAGCACCAGTTAAAGATTCTTGATTTAATTCTGATATATAAATATTAGGTTGTGAAATAGGTCTTAATAAACAAACAGTTGACCATTCCGAAAAGTTATTTATTTGTTCATTAAACCAATCAATAGTTCCAATATTTTTTGCATTTGTCGCTTCGCCCCTCTTGGTGAAACGAATTTGAGCTTTCATATATTGATTTATTGTAAATTTTTTTTCATTTTTACTATCAAGACTAATAAAGTCTTCTTCAGTTAATGTAATATAATATTTATTATTACCACTAACAGTTTCATCAATCCCAAATTTATCTTTATCTTTGCTAGTAAATACTTTTATGCCATTAGTTGCTTTTAATAAAGATTGATTAGTATATTGATTTCTAACTGTAACTTGAATACAATCTGAAATTTGTTCATAACTATTATAGGCAGAAATGCCAAAATATATTCTAATAGTTGCTCTTTGTTTCTCTTCATTAAATTTATCATTTATAATAGGGAAAGCAGGCATATAAGTATCTACTATTGGCGGATAAATATCTATTTTAAAAGCCATATTATTTTCTCCTTTTTTTCTTTTATTTTTATTATTCTGTTGGAGGGGTATTAGGCAATGCTCTTAAATCCTGCATTAATTTACCAATATAAGAATTACCATGTTCATCTCGATAATTTTTATATCTTCTCTCTATTCCTTCCAAACTGTAATCATCAATCCATTTTTTTTCATAGCAAAAATAATGATGTTTTTCTGTTATCCACGTTTTTATATCATTTTTATCTGAATCAATTAACAAATCTACTTTATTAGCAATAATTGTTAAATACTCACAGATATGTTTTTGCTCTGCCGCTAAATCTTCTATTTTTTTATCTTCTTTTCTAATTTTTGCATATACATTTTCTCTTTCTTTATCTTCATTAAAACCTTTCTTAAAAAGTTGTCTTAATTTTGTCACAGCCCATTCTATAAAAGTAACAACCTCTTTAATAGCAATAGCTAACATAACAACAAACATAAGTATTTCTGCTATAGAATATGTTGTTAATAGTTCTAACATAATATCCTCCTCCGACTTTTCGCTATTTTATATAAAACTCTATTAGTTAAAATAAAACAATTTAGTCCAAGCAATAAAAAAACAGGGATAGTCTTAAACTATCCCTATTATGTTTATTATTTTTGCTTACCAATGATTCCTTCAATAGTAGTGATAACAAACTTTTCTATATCACCATAGTTATTTTGAATTGCGGAAGTTACTTTATCATTCATTAGATTTAAGGCTTGATTTTTAGCTTTTTCTAATGCTTTCTTTTGAGCCTCTAAAGTGAAGTCGCCATTCTTTTTTAGGTCATCAACATATGTCTGTTGAACTGAATTAACTGCTGTAGCAATAATATCTGCTGCTTTCTTTAATTGCTCATTATTAACTTTTTCATCTACATATTTTTTTGCAAAATATGTTAATACTGAAATAGCAACAGGTATAACAATAGATATAATTGTTTGTAAAATCATTAAAAATACTTCCATATTTACCTCCTTAATCAAGAAAACAATTAGGCTCTGTAGAGCCTAAAATAAATTTAGCTTCATTTATATCTCCATTTGTGATTAAAACATAAACACCAACACCGGGTTTATATTTTTTATCTGTGTTACTATAAGCAACAATAGAAGAATCTTGATAGGTAACTTTATATTGATTACCTTCAATGTTTTCTTCTATTATTCCATATATAGTTGTGTTAAAATTGCTTGTTTCTAATCTTCTATTAATTAAAATATCAATAGCATTTAGAATTGCATTATTAATTTCTTTTTCTTTCTTCATAGCATATTCTCCTTTTTTCTCTATGATTAAAATAAAAGTTAATATAATAATATTAATTTATTTTAACCAGCGGAGGCGGGGTTGCCGCCATCCGCTATCTTCTTTTAGTAGAATATGCTTTTTGAGTTGCCATATTTTCTAATGAATTAAATGCTTTTTCAATTTCTTGTGCATTTGATACGCCAGGAAAGTCCGCATTTATAGTAACATTTTGGTCTATAGTTACTTCATCATTTGAAATGCCTTGTTTCATAGATAATTGATTTTGAAGAGTAAAATCTTTTTTGATACTTTGCATATTACTATATAAAGTATCTATAATTTGTTGAGCAATTAAAGAAGATAAATCTAAACTTTGAGTATTTATTTCTCTAACACTATCAACAATTTTTAACATATTTGCAGTATCTTCTTTATTAAGAACTAATTCTTTTTCATGTAACATAGCAATTTTGCCATCTGAAGAACTCCAATTTCCGGTATAACCACCAGTGTCATATCCCTCAAACCATTTTTCTATATCTGAATATGATAACCAACGTGTCATGTTATTATAAGGATTTACAATTTTTGCTATTTGAGGCTTATTTTTAGGTTGAGCAATTTGCATAACTACCCAATCTACTTCAGAAGTTTTTAAATATGTCCCAGTAGGATTACCTTTTTTGTCATATTCAGGAACACCCGCAGGATTAGGTCCTTTGCCTTTACCTTGAATATAATCACCAGCATCAACATGACCATTTTTTTGTTTTGATAATGATTTTTGAGATGCATCAATTGCAGCCTTATATTCAGAAGCTGAAGCTTTCTTTCCATTAACTGATAAAGTGTAACTATTCTTATAATGAGTTGTAACTGTAACTTTTTTACCTTTTAACTTGTGAATAGCAGTTTGTAAGTTTCTAACTTTTCCAGTTGCGATATGCAATGAAGCACCTAACGCATCAATAGGAGCTTTAACTTCATTTAAACTTTCTTTTAATTTTTTGATTTTATCATTATTATTAATTGTTTTTCTATAAGCATCATATTTTTCTACCGCTTTATTCCATTCGTTCTTAACTCCTTCTACTTTTTTCTGATGAGTAGTTAATATAGTATTCATTGCAGGTATTTGAACACCAATTTCTGTTGTCAAATTACCAAAGCCATCTTTATAATTTGACATTGCAGTATTACAATTTTCCCAAACATTTTTTATTACAGTTTCCATCTCTCTAGAATTTTTATTAATTCCTGAATAATAATTAGTAAATGCAGTACCTAATTTTGGTAAACTATCTTTTATCCAACGTTGTTTTTCATCATCAGATAATTTTTGCCAAATTTTATTAGTTTTTTTAGTTTGGCTCATTGCAATTGTATATGCAGCTTCTGCATAATCATTCTGAGATTGTAAAAGGTCATCATAAGCTGCATCATATTCCATTTTCCATTCTGTATAATAATCACCAACATGTGTTTGCATCCATGATTCTATTTGTTCTTGAGTTAAACTATCTACATTTTCAAGACCTTCTGATTCCGCTTTAGCTTTTAAGTCACTACTTAATTGTTTAATTAAACTCATAGATTTCTCTATAGCAGATTGATTTTGGTCTTTAGTTAATTTATATACATCACTATTAGCGTCATTTAATTCTTTTTGTGCTTTTAAAACATCATTTGAATTTGATGCATATTGATAAGTATAATTACCTTGAGAATTTCTTCTTAATCTTAAAGATGTTTTTTTATCTTGAGCCTCTTGTAAAGCAATTTGTTTCTTTAAAACATTATATTTTGCTTTAGCTAATTTAAAATCATATTCACTTAAATATGCTTGATTTTTTAATTGCTTTTCTTGTTCATCTCTAAATTGTGCTAATTTTTCTTTTATTGCATCAGAAGATGCTTCATCAATATCCATATCAATAGATAAAGTAAAATCTTTTAAATTAAGGTCTTTTTCAATATTATCATACCAATTATTAATATAATCTTTATCTAAAGACCAAAGTTTATCCATCCAATCAAAGCCTTTTCCATCAGTCATTTCATTTTCAAAATCTTGAAAAGCTGCTTCAATAGAGTATTTAAAAGCGTCTTGATATGCTTTTAATGAATTTAATGAGGTCTGTTGAGCATTACTTTGTGCTGTTTCAGAGTTTTTAGTTGCCTCATCTCTTAAACCTTCTAATTCTTCAATGCTATTTTTAGTTGTCTGTAATTCTTGTTTTGCTTGTTTTTTAGCCTTTTTAGTTTTAGCATTTCTAACTTTTTCTTCTTGTTTTGCTCTAATTTTTTCTTCTTCATCAATTTGCTTTTGATAATCGTTTCTAATTTGGTCCCATTTATCTTTTTCTCCATAATAGTATTTAGTTGATTCTGCATACTCATTCCCTAATTGAGTTGATAACTGGGCTTGCTCAGTTTTATTGCTACTATGTATTAAATTTAATAAATCTGCATAATATTTGGTTTCTTCTGTGATATTCTTTAATTTATTTTGTACATCATTAAAATCTTCTTTTAATGAAGACATCCACTCTTTCATAGTGCTATAATATTCTTTAATAGCCTCTTGTATAGATTTTGCTGATTCCATTGCTTTTTGTGTATAATTTTTATATGCATCCATAGCTGCTTGAGAATCAGTTCCATACGTTTTATCCGTTCCGCCTTTAAGAATTTTATTATAAGCCTTTTGAGCCTTTTGAGCTTCATTAATATAAGTCTGAACTTCACCTGACTTAGTATAACTCATTCCTTTAGCAATATTAGTTTGTAATTTTGCAAAGTAATCTGAATCAGATGCCATTGCTTCCCTAAATTCTTGAAGATTTCTAATTGCTTCTCCAGTATCTACCTTAACAGTAACTTCAGCTTCAATGGCTTTAACATTGTTTTCTACTTTTTGATAAATTAGTTCTTGCTGCTTAGCTAAATTATCTCCAGCTTCCTGTAATGCTTCATTATATTTACCATAAGCATCTTCATAATCTTCAAAATCTTGTTTAGCTTTTTCATAAGTCGTTTCCTTGCCTGCAGCAGCCGCCTTATTAACTTTAGCCTTTAATTTTTCCCACACTTGCTGATGGTTTGATACTGTTCCATCTTCTCCAAAATTAGCTCCATAATGAACTAATTTACTACCTTGTCTATTAATATCTTTTTGAATTAATTTATCTTTTTGTTTATATAATTTTAACTGAGAATCAAGTATTTTATTTTCTTCTTTAATACCTTGTATTTTAGTTAAACCATATGTATGTTCTACTAAAGTATTTATTCTATCATAATATTTTTCTTGAATTTCTAATTGATTATTAATATTTTCTAATAAATCAAATTCATCTGTTAATTTATCTAAATCTTTATCATCATCTTTGTCTTTTGGAGAATATCCTTTACCTTTTGCTGCATTATTTAATCCATATTCAGCTCCCGCTTTTTGAGCAGTTAAAGAAACAATATCTGCATTTCCTGAATTAATTGCAGCATCTATGGCTTTAATATTCTTTTCAAAAGTTGCAGCTAATTGTTGTGATTGCTCTGTATTATCTAAATATTTTGCAACTTTATCTTTATTAATTTTTTTGCCTGACTGAGTTGTTGTAGGTTCTGTCCCTGAATAACCCTCTGTATCTTTTAAACCAGTTTTAATACTAGAGGTATCACCTTTTAATGCAGCTTGCCAATTTTGAGCAATAGTATCAGCCATGTTTGCACTAACACGAACTTTTGCCTCTGCTAAATTCTTATAATTTTCATAAGATTGTTTATTAACATCATTTTCAGAAGTTGTTACCGATAACGCATTTTCTATTTCTGTATCTGTTGCTTCTTTATTAAGACTAGAATTATATTCTTCAATAGTTTCTTTTAATTTGCTCTTTGCTTTTTCTCTTGCCTCTTCTGAAACATTTGCTTCATTTACAATAGCAAGCATTTTTGCATAGTAATCTCTTTTATTTTTTAATTTTATTTGATTAGCTTGGATGTCAGCAATAGCTTCATCAATTGTTGCATTAGCTTGTTCTTTTGCAGCAGCCATTGCAGAAGCAGTAGCCTCTTTATTTAACTTAATTGTTCCATCTTTTAAATAAGTAACATTATCTAAAATTCCCGGAAAAGCCTCGCCTAATCCTTTTATGTCTTCTTGAGCTACTATAAATTTTTCGCCAATCTTAGATGCCTGGTCTGTTATGTTTGATAATGTTTTAGATGCAGTCTCAAATTCATCATCCATTTGAGATTTTATCTCAACAATAACACTGTAATCTTGCTCAGTAATCTTATTCATCTGGTCATAAAAATCATCTGAATCTAAATCAACTTTAACGTCATCTAATAAATTACTTACATCTCTTTCCCTGCTAGATAATTTAATTTCGTCCATTTTATCTTGAACATTTTCAAGAGATTCAAGCCATTCTTGAGTGCCTGTTAATTGAGTATTCATAATAGTATCAACATCTGCAGCAATATCTGGGTATAAAGCTCTAAGTTGATCGGCACTATCGTATAAGGCTTTATAATCATCATTATCTCCAATATTTGCAGAAGTTATATCACCTGATAAAACACCAGATGCTAAAGATGATGAATTATCTGCAAGTTGTTTAGCACTTTCAATAAAGTTATGTTGAAATTCAGTAATATTATTTTCAACTTCATTAAGAATTGCTTTAGTCATTTCATCAACAGTATCATTTCCATGTTCATTAATAAATTCTTGACTTCCCCAAATACTGTCTATATTATCAATACCAACTTTACCTAAGCCAGTTTTAGATAATTTTTCAATAACTTCTTGTTTATTATTTTCATAATTTTCTTTATTGAAGAATTTAGCATCTGTATCAAAATTAACTTTTGCAGCACTATCATATACATCTTGTATTGCACGAATTTCATCTTCATCAAAATGGGTACGTTCATAATTATTAGCTGATATTTTATTTTTTAATTCTGTTGGTAATTTACTAACATCTATTTGATTTTTATAACCCTTAGCTTTTTGGAAAGAATTTAAATCAAAAGCTTGACCTGTCTTTCTATCAACAAATTGAGATTTTTTTGAATCATAATCATAACCATAATTACTCATACTCTCTTTAAGGTCATCTAATTCTCCATTATCACTTCTATACATGTTAGGCATATAATCAAATAAAAGCAATGGATTTATTTTACCTGATTCATCAAAAAGAGATAATTTTTTGGTAAAAGCTCCACCTCCTGCTTTTACTGTTAAATTTTTATAACTTTGTTTACTACCTTTTGATTTAGATGCAATATCCTTTATATTATCAACTCCATAAGCGGAAGTTAATGCGTTATCAAACATTACTCCTCGACCTATTTTTGCTTGATATTTTTCTTCATAAGCAATATTTTGAGTATTTCCAGAAGCAGATAAATTTTCTTTATATAATGCTTCTGCAGCTTCTTGGTCTGTTGCTCCTTTATTGGCTTCTTTATAATTTTTAATTGATTTTTGAATATCTTTATCTTCACTATTTTGAATCTGAGAAATAGTGCTTTTTCTCTGTTTTTCATAATCAGAATCAGAAGTAGCCTCAGGCATCTCTCCAATAATTAATTTAGTTTGAGCATTTACTAATGCCTCTAATTGATTAGTATATTCACCTATTTTTTCGCCTATCTTTGCAAACATTCCAATAGCGTCTTTATATTCATCCGAATCAGTTCTTCCATTTTCTTGAGCGTTATGAATAGATTGATTTAATTGATAATAATATTTTAATATATCATCTATACTATTTAAGTCAGAAAAGTTTACGTCTACACTACCTAATTTGATTTGTTTATCAAAATCATCTTCATCTTGAATTTCAGTTACTGTATTTTCTGCGGCAGCATCTACACCTGTTTGTAAAGTAGGTAAAGATTCTTTTATTTTTTTAGTTCTTAATTTTTCTACTTCTTCATTGAATAAAGCATAATTATCAACTAAGCCTAATAAATATTCTCCTTCAGTTCCAAAGCTTTTTGCTAATTCACGAGATTTCTCTCTTAAACTATCAACACCTTCTCCAGTCTTTTTATAAGTATTATAAGCCTCTTCATATGATGTATTTAATTCATTGATTTTATCTATTTCTTCTTGCTTTGTATTTGCTAATTCAATGCTTGCTTCGTTATTTTCTTTGGTTTTTTCTTTTGCTTCTTCGTTTGATTTGTTAAAAAGGCTTAGAGCAGTAATAACACCCATTATAACCATTGCGAACATAACAAAAGGATTGGCTAATACTACTTTATTTAAAGCTTTTTGTAATACTATAGTAACACCTGTAAGTCCATTTTGTGTAATAGTTAAAGCAATCTCTTGTGCTTTTGCCAATACCGTACCCCAAGTAGCAGCCTCTCCTGCAATAGTAATCTTATTTAATGCACTTAAACCAGATATTATCATAGGTAACATTATACCTAATTGAGTTACGATTTGCAACGCTTTTTCTGGACCTGATATATCTTTATTATAAATAGTATCTAATATACTATTTACGCTACCAAGAGTCATAGCTAAAGAAGAAACTCCGCCAATAAAACCTTGAATATTTTGAGTTTTATAAAAACTTTTTTCATCTGCACTTAATTGCTGTTCTGTTCCTTTTTTTGCATTTTTTAAATTTTCTTCACTGGTTGAAGCATTAGCTTTTGTTTTCCATTCTTCTTCTAAAGCTTTTTTTCTTTTTAATTGAGTTTCATATATTTTTTGGCCATTTAGTTTTGTATCTTCAGAATAACCTGCTTCTTTTTTTAATAATTTTACTTTTTCTTGGTTTACATTTTTAGTTTTTAATTCATAATCTTTTAAATCTTTAGCATTACGAACTAGTTTATCCATTCTTTCTAATTCTTTTTTATATGCTCCTGTATCGCCATTTTTCATAGCATCTTTAGCATTAATATAAATATCAGAATTTATCTTAGCGGCACCAGTAGTACCCTTAAATTTTTCTCCATTAGGATTTAAGAATAAATTTTCAGCTTTTTTCTGAGCAGAATCTGCGGCTTGCTTATTTATTGTTGCCTCTCTAGTTAAATTACCTATATTTTCTTGACGGTTTATATAATCATTATATTGTTCTTGAGTTAATCCGCTTTTTATTTTATCTAATCTTGAAGCAATGTCTGATTCAGCTTCAAATTTTTTTATCGTACCCGCTTGCTCTGGACTTAAATTAATTTCTCTTGTATTACCATTTTTAAAAACTTTAGTTCCTTTATATTGCTGATTTTCTTCATCATATCTTACAGAATTTTCTTTAATATTTTGTAATCCTTGTCCAGCTAAATAAGTTTGTTTTTTACCATCTACAATTGAAGTATTTTCATTCTCTAATGCTTTTCTTGAAAAACGTGTCATAAGTCCTTTGCCAATTTGGTTTTTAAATAAATTAGCTATAATAGTCATATAGCCAATCATAGACTTAAAACCACCACCCATTCCATCTGTAAACTGAGTAACGACAGTCATTAATTCTGTTAATCCATCTACTAAATTATTAACTTCTTGACCATCACCAATTAAAGCACTATAAAAAGCTTCAGTTTGAGTTGAAAGCTGTTGTTGCTTAGCAACCATACTTTTCATATAAGTATCTTGTTGAATTTGTAATGTGCCTAAAGAATCTTTAGAAACTTCTAATTCTTTATTATATTGATTCCAGTTTTCAAAAAGAGCAAATAAGTTATTATACTGTCTCTTACCAGCCATAGCAATCGCAGCAGCCTGTTTCTGTTCTCTAGACCATCCTTGCCATTTTTGACCAACCTCTTCAATTACGTCTCCCATATCACGCATTGAACCAGTTTCATCTAAGATACTAACTCCCATAGATTTCATCTGAGAAGTAATATCACCAAGAGATACTCCAAATTCATCTGTACCATCTGCCTCTAAATCACCCATACGAGCGTAAATTGTTTTTAAAGCAGTACCTACTGTTTCAGGTGCTTGTCTAGTAGTAGAAATAATAGTTGAAATTTGTGCAGCTAAACTATCAACATTTACACCCATTGCATCAGCTGAAGATGCTACCTTAGACATGGCCGTTGATAATTCTTCCAAGTCAGATGCGGAAGTTGCAGCTACTGCCGCTAATTTATCTACATATTTTTCAGTATCTTGAGCCTGTACTTTATATCCATTCCATACAGCGGTTAATTCTTCTGATACAGCAGAAGTAGATTGTCCTGTAACATTAGCAGTTTTTAAAGTTGTATTTGTTCTTGCTTTTGTTTCAGTATCATTTAAACCCTGCTGATAGTAAATTAAAGATGCTTCAGTGTAATCTCTTGTACTTTTTCCTAAACCTTTTGCAGCATTATTAGCCTCTTTAGCAAAATTTTGCATATCTTGTGAAGATTTATTTGTTACAATCTGAATATCATTTAATGATTTATCTAATTTTTCAACATAAGTATAAGCTTCTCTTACAGATTGAGTTATTTTATTAAAAACCCCAGATGCAATACCCCATTTAACAGTGTTTGTCATGGTTGTGGCCATCTGGTCTAATAAAGTATTACTTTCTTTTATTTGAATTTTAGTATTTAAAATACTGCTACCTAATCTAGCAAAACTTGTTTGACCCATTGCTCCAGCTGAGGCAAAATTAGTTCTCAATTGTTGCATAGAAATACCAGCTTGGCTTAACCCTTGAGTAAATTTACCAACATTAATTTGCCCAAAATCATAATTAAAAGATTCTCTTAATATTGTCCCTACTTGCTGAGCCATAACGCCAGCCTCTTTTAATTGTTTTGTGGCACCAGGCATTTGACTTAATGCAGTTATCTTATCAAATTCTGACTGCATTTGACTAAAAGCACTTTTATCTATATTAAAACCAATAGTAAAGTCAATTCTATTACTACCTGCCATAATCCTTTTCCTCCTTAATTTCCGTTCATATTTATATGTAAAAAAATAAAACCCTTACTATCATTGTATGATAATAAGGGTTATAATATTAATTTATTTTGTCCGTTCTATTCTGTAATATCTCTTCCACCATTTGCCGCCTTAGCAAATTCAACTACATTACTATAATCTTCTGGGTTAAAATCTTTTAAAGACTGTAATAAATTTTGCATTTCTTCTTGCTTAGGTAATTTTTTACTTATCTGTTCAATAGCATTTGCAATACCATAAGATACACTTTTTCTTTCACTTACATACTCTTCTTTATTAGATACTAATGAAGAATATAATGTCGCATATTCATCATCAGGAATCGCATCAATAATCATGTCTAATAAACCGCTAGTTTTGAATTTATCATACAAGTCTGATAATTCCATATCTTGTTCTTCTTTTGAAAAAACAATATTAGTATATGCAATAGCTAAATTAATATTAAAAAACATATCTAACTTATATTCATTAATAATAACAGTATCATCTGTACTTTGTAATAAAGTTGTATTTAATAAGTTATATTTTTCAATAGCTGGAAGATATTTTAATACTTTTATTTCTTTATCTTTAAAAGTAATAACTGTATATTTATCAGTATCTTCCTGTTTAAAATCTAAATCTGAATAATTTATAAATGTTTCTGACATTCCTTTTATCTCCTTTTATATTTCTTAATTCTAGTATATCATAAAATTTTTTAATTGTCAAGAAAGTCCCCAATCTGCAAGAATCTTTTTGAGGTTTTCATCTAAAGCCTCTCTAACTGTATCTTCTAAATCTTCTCTTATATGATTTCTTAATCCTCTATTTTGTTCAGCAAAATTACCAGTTGTCATTCTTTCTCTTACAATCAGTTCTAACATTTGTTTTCCATTCATACTTTTTCCTTCTGTTAACACTTTATCTATTAATTTTTTGACTTGCGGAAGACCAAATAAATCAGCCTTGTTTGATTTTGCAGAATAGGCTAATCCATTATTTAATTCTATATCACTACCATATAAACCTGAAGTTTGGTCAACTGTTCCAACGCCTTTTTGCATAAATTGTCTAACTCTATCTTCTTCTGCTATTGCAGTTAAAGCTGCTCTTTTAAAATAGAAAACTTGATACCCCTCTGCAATATCTCCTGAATTGCTTACTGACATATAATTATATTTCTGATTTTCTTTCCAAAATACAAGATAAGGAGCATTATCTTTTAAGCTTTTTGATTTATTAAAACGATATATAACTTCTTTATACGTTTCATTTAATTTAGTTAATTCTGCTTCTTCTAAATTACTATTTAATATTTTTAAAGAATTATTTTGAGAAACAGCCTTCAATGTCATTTTTAATGCATTTTGTCCAGAATTATAAGCTAATGAAACCCATTTATTAATTTTTTGACTTGTATTCAAATCTAATTGATAAATAACTGGTTTATTATTCTTTTCAAATAAATAAGTTATTTTTTCTGACCAGCCTTGCATTTCTAGTACTGCTTGTTGAAATCTTAAAACTTTTGCTCTTAAATCATATAAAACTTCTCTTTGACTCTCTGCCTTAATTTTATTAACTATAGTATCTTTTTGTTCTTGTAATGATGAAATAATGTTATCAACCTTAATTTCATCGTCTGTATAAGATAATTCTTTTAAAGCCTCTTTTCTTGCTTTAATTTGACTGTTAATACCTGTTTTTGTTCCAATTTGTCCACGCATCTTTTCTATGCCTTTATAAACATAGCCACTCATAATTGAATTTACATCTTCCGCAGTCTTTATAACTTTTTGTCTTAACTGCTCTAAATCTGAACCATTTTTCTTTAATATTTCTAAACTTCGTTCTATAGTCTCTTGTGTCTGTTCTTCTATAGTTTTTTCACCAACTTTAACTTCTCCAACTTGAACATTAGCTTTTGCCATATTTAATTCCTCCTTTCCCCAGAAATAAAAAAAATGAGGAGAGTTACCTCTCCTCATTAAATTACTTTATTAAAATTGATTTTTCATCAATATTAATATCATCTAATCCATCATTAACAGTATCAGATTTTAATGAATCAGTTTTTGCTTCATTTTTTGTGTCTGTACTGTCTGTGCTAGGGTGTCACACTGTCTTCAAATTCAGCTTTTTCGTCATCAACAACTTTTTCACCTTCGGCATGGCTCATTACCTGCTGTCTGCTTGTTGAAGCAGCATTTCTATCAATAATCTGCATTACACATAATACCTTTTTCTTTCTATTGAAATAAGTATAACCTGGCATAGCATCCATTGTGAATGTAAATGTTGATGGGTCTCCAGTTGGAGCCATTGTAAATGTAAAGTTAGACTGGATTTTAACATTAGGAAATGTTAATTCAGCTGGCATATCTTTACCATTCTTTTGCTTTCTAAATAGTGTACTAGCTTCTACATAGTAGTATCCTGCAAAGTTTTCTGCATCAATTACTAATTCTGAAACTGTTTCACCTTTCTGTAATACATAGTAATCTACAATTACAGTAGTTCCTTCAGCAGGAATAGTATCTCCAGTGATTGTAACACTATTCTTTGTAGCTGTTGCTGTATAAGACTTACCTGTAACTTCTCTACCTTCTTCTTCTAATACGAAAATAGGAGCAGTTGTACAAACTTCATCACCATCTTCTAATGCATCTGCTAAATTAATAAGACCACTTGCACCAACTGTTGTTTCAGTTGAAGTATGAACATGAACCTTTTCAGCGCCATCTCCTACAGTACCGCCAAATAAACCAGCACCTGATAACATTGCAAAACTTATTGGAGATAAAAGAGCATCTTCAACAGTAAATGTTAAAGTTTTTTCACCTTCCCAAGCAATTAAGTTTGTATTACCTTTACCACCCTGAGCATATACTGTTGTAGCAGCTTCTTCCATTGTAGAAGTTTTAGCTGAATCAATATATAATACAGGTTGTCCTGGCTTAAAAACGTACTTAGAATTAGCATCACCTAATCTAATAGTTGATTTAGCTTTAAATACAACATCACATATTTCTCTTACACCAAATCTCATGTATAGTTTCCTCCTTAATTTTTTGTCTTATCTTTTATATATCATCATGAATATCATCCATCCAATACTTACCATCTTGTAAATCTTTTGCTCCTGCTAATCGAGCTTTAAAAGTATAATCAAAATTTTGTTTCAATAAAAATCTTTCATATTCATCTCTAATTTGATAAATGGTATACTCTAATAAAGTATTTATATCCTTATGCTCTCCAACAGCTAAAATAGAAACATATTTACTTAAAATGTTTACTTTAACTCGTTCTCCTTTTGCTTCAGCCGCCCTTTGACGACCTTTTTTAAGTTTTTCCGCAATTTTTCGAGCTTGCTCATTTGCAGGATTAAATTCTTGACCTTCTTCTTGTTGAAAAGTTAAACAAAATATTATATTTAATATTTCTTTAAAATCTTCAAAATTATCTTTATTAATAGAACCTACTAATTGTTCTTCTTGAAAAAAGTCAATTGAGTTTGTTTGAATAGTATATTCATATCTTGGAAACAATAGCATAAAAATCATATTAATACTCTCTTTACCTACCTGTATTTCATGGTTTTTATCATCGCTATCATTTTCATTCATTATTGACATTATTATTTCAAAATTTGTTTTATTTCCTAAAAGAATTTTGTCCTGCTCTAACAAAATATCTTTAGAAAATTTTAATAATTCACACCCCATATAGAAGTTTTCTTCTCCTATAAAAGCAATTTCTTTTAAAGAAGGCTGATGAATAACTATACCGGCTTGAATAAAAGGAATATCATTTCCAGATATTAATAATAATTCATCCATAACTATTCATCATTTTCTATTTTATCATCAGTACCATGAATAGCTTCATATACTAATGTATAGCCGGATAATTGTTCATTTAATATAAGCTCATTTGCAGTTAAAAATTGTAATGTTCCTATACCTGATAATTTAGAATTATTTAAAATTCCATCTATATATCCTGCTATTTTTAAAGGTCTTAATCTATAATCACCTAAATCCCAATAGTCAGTATGACATATAATATCAAAATGAACAAAACAATCTCTAAATTGCGGATTGTTTGCATTTGGTGTAAAATTATCAAATGAAATAATAATATATGCTTTTACTTCTTCATTCTCTGGAAATTTAATTTTTGGAACATTTCTGATATATCCTTCTTTTATTAATTTTCCAATAGACATTTCTTGAATTTTTTTCTTATAAACTTCATTGTCAAGATTATCTAAACAATCTTTAGCGTTTATAACTAATAATCTTTTCAATTCATCACAATAAGGTTTGCTTTCTATAAAAAGTTTACGCAAAATTTTTTCTGTATCATTTTCACATGAAAGAAAAGATGATTGAAAATCTTTCATTATTAAATCTTTTCTCATATTCCTTTTATCTCCTTTATAAAGAAGTTATCGTAATTGGTAATACTATATCTTCTTCATTATCTTTTTTATATAATAAATTAAAAGAACCACTTTTTCCAGTTGTAACTTCAAGAGTAACAACATTATCTTCAAGTTCTATAATTTTTACTTTATGACTATCAACACTCCATACTCCACCTGTGGTTCCAGCAATAGAATAACTAACAATATCATAAGGCTGAATAGTTGCGGGACCGTCGATATAAATTGCACCATGTTCAGGTTTATCCGGATTAATCGGCTCCTCCGCATTTTCCATACTATTTTGATAATATTCTTTTGCTGTAATCATTATAATGCCTTTGCCATAATATGGATTCGCCGCTTGAACTTGCCAAATTTTTCCATCAAATTCTAATTTAGCAAAACGTTTTAAATATTCTAATGTATATTCATTTTTAGGTATATACATAACTAAAGTATAATTAGGGGTATTCCAAACTATATTATTCTTTTGATTCCAAGGAATTGTAGTTTCAACTGGCCCTCTAACATACCCTTTATATTTTTTACCTTGTAAATTTATTTCTGCAGTTTGACAAGCTCTACATTCAGCTCTAAAATAGGCTTTTTCTTCTGGATAAGGAAGATAAACTATCCAATATGTATTATCATCCACCCATTTAAAAATATCACCTGAGTTAATTCCTACTTCTTCTTCTCCTGCACTAGTTTTACCAAGTCTTTTTTTATTTAAACATATGTCTTTAAAAGGTATTGATAAAATTTTATTATCATAATCTGGTTTTAATTTATCTGGGTTAATCAACGCTCTAAACTGTCTACCATCCGCTAATTCAATAGTAGCAGATTGATATGAGTATAATAAAGCTTTTTTTAAACTTCTTAACTTATCTAGATTCATTCGACCTTGTTGATTTCCACCTTGATAACTTAATCTTAATTTTAAATTATCTAATCCTGACATTGTTCTCTTAAATTACTTACTAAATTTAAACTTTCAAAAATTGTTCTTCTAAATAATTGAAAATCTTCATCTAAAATAAGTAATCCTTCCAATTTACATAATAAAGAAAATAAAATAGTATGTTGGTCGATTAACAAACTATCCATTCCTGATAATTCTTCTATAAGAGTAATAAGCGGTTTTTTCCATTCACCGCCTTCTTCTCTTACAGGAAGTAATCTATATATTTGGTTTGTAATTCTTTTTAAATTATCATCAATAGCGGAATCGTTTATAATAGCATTATATTTTAAATACACGCTGTTTTTTATATCCATCTGTAGAATTTTCCATAATTTCACCAAAAGTAGAAACAATGTTTCCTTTCTTATCTACTTTTCTTCTTTTGTATAGTCTCTGCAAATGGAAACCCTCTCTTTCATAATCTTTTTTCAAAGTTTGTATTTTTGCCATATGATTAGCTTGAGAAGTAAATTTAAAATCAGTTCCGCTATATTTCATTCTTGTGTTTTCAACACTTGCTAATTGCTGACCAAACCATTCAACAATCATATAAGTAGAAAGAATATTAATTTCTTCTTCTGTTAAATCTTCATCAAAAGCTCCACCCATATATAAAAAAGCGGGAACTTCTATATTATCACTTTCTACCCCTTTATAACTATCTACATCTTCATAACTTAATTCATAATGACTTAAATTAGTTCTTGGAAATTCAAACTTCTGAATCGCCGCCTTTAAAAAATCTTCTAATAATCTAAAAGTGTCTAATTCAGTCATTTCCATGTACATATCATCTGTTACTTTTGATAAAAAACTATCATATATTTTTGTAAAAGAAGTACCCATAATACACTCCTTTCTTATTTTGTTATTGAAGTAACTTTATAATTAGGAACTCTTCTTGTCTTTTCTTCCTTTATTTCTTCTGTATGAATAGGAGTTGCTCTTCTTTCTGTTTTTTCAACTTCTTCTATTTTTTCTGATTCTTTATTTATATTAATAGCATTTGTAACATTAAAACCTGTTTTATCAAAAATAATTTCTCGCTTTGACATATCATTTAATTTTAATGATACTGCTAAATTTTTCACTGTTTCAATAACTCCTTCTGGAGCAAAATCTAAGCAATCTAATAACTGGTCATTAGTACCTGTTAATAATAATTTTTTAATTTCTTCTTCTGTATAATAATATTCTGGCTCTGGTTCTACAGAAAATAATTCTTTAATAGCTTCTTTATTTTCTATAATTAAATTATTTTTTAAAATATAAGCACCACCAGTTGTCCACATAACTTTTCTTAATTCATCCATAGGTATATCTTTAGATTCTTTAGCATGCCATAATCTTATTAACCCATTGCTATCTGGAATAGGATAACTAACTCTTGCATTACTTCTATTTATTACTTTTATTAAATCATCTTTTTTTAACATAATTTAATTCTCCTTTTTCTCCTTATTTATAAAAATACAGGGGGATTAAATCCCCCTTATATTTAATTAATCTTTAATCTTTAAATCTGTATTATTATAAATACAAATATTATTTGTAATCATTGTAGCTACGCCAAACTTCTTGTATACTTGAACTTCTTTTGACATATCAGCGTTATCAATATCTCTAACAATTGTCTGACCTTCGAAAGCTACCTTAACTGGTTTTTGAGCGCCTGTTGGAATAATATAAGCATAAGCTGGGTCAATAACTTTAGTTGCATTAGTTTCATCTTCATAAGACTGTGGTAATACAATTACATTATGTCCTTTATAATTAGCTAAATATCCATTATTCCATCTCTGGTCTTTCATTGCATCTGAACGCCATCCTTCAGCAGGAACCATAGTTGCTGCAAACTCAAAAGTACAATAAATTGTTGACTGTCCATATGAATCTGCTACTGCTAATAACTTATCCATTTCTGCTTCATCAAATCCTGCATGAACTACATGATTAGACTCCTGTAAATTTTTTGCAGCACCTATTAAAGATTTTGCAATTTCTCTATAAACTGATTCATCAAGACCTTCCATAATAATGTCTAATACATCAGCCATATTAACTCTACCATCTAAGAACTCTTCAAATCCAATTTGAGCTGCTCCACCAAAAGCTTCAGTAGGAACTTCTAATGTCTTTCCATCTAATTTGAATACTTCATAAATACCAGCTAAACCAACTTTTGTTACAAACTGTTTTCCACGTCTCTTTGCTGCAGAAGTAATTCTCTGTACAAATACTGGCTTATCACCTTGTTTAAAAGTTTTAATTTCAGCAAACTGTCCATATGCTTCTAAAACTTTTTTAGGTAATACATCATCAATAATTTCTTCCATTAATGAGAAGATAGTATTTTTATTTTCTCTAAATAAAGCGTATGTGCTTGAAATTTCTAATAATTCATCTCTGAATGTATCATTAAGCTGTTCATAGCTAAAGTTTTCTCCATTGTAGGCAAATGCTGTTGCTACAGAAGGATTAGCAGAAGCTACTTTTTTACCTAATGCAATTAAATCTTTTTTACTTAATGCCATTTTTTAAATCCTCCTTATTTAATTCTCTGAAGCTTTACAGCTGGCTGTCCATCTGCCATAGTGTAAACTTTTACTACTTGCCATAGTAGACCTTCATCAGTTTCTTCGCCTTTTACAAGGTAACCTGTTGTATCTACCTTTAAAATATCTGTTTCTTGTAATTCAATACCTGCATATGTTGCTTTACCTGAAGTATTTGCTCCACCTACACAGTTAGTTGTGTAAATATCTCCAACGTTAGTCTTTATAACTCTTGGAACCATTACTCCATCAACATAGTTTTCTTTAATCATTGCGAAATCTTTATATGATTCTCTCCAATCATCATATAATTTAACTTCATTGAAAACCATCATCCATTCACCCTTGCCTGCGAAATCAACCTTTCCTGCAGCATAGTCATATTTTACAAACTGACCATTTTCAAGAATTTTGATTGAATCATCAGCTGGTAACTGAGCATAAATCTGAGATGTTCTCTGAGCTGAAAGATGATTTGGTTCAACTTGACCAAAACCAACTCTACTGATTGTTGTTGTTGCCATCTGTCTATTTCCTCCTTGATTTTTTCTTATTTATGATTTTGTATAGCTTTTATCCAAGCTGGAACAGAATCTCCTGCATTTTCTAAATTAAATGTTGTAACAGGATTTTCTTCTTCTGTTTTATTTTCATTTTTAGATGTATCGTCTAAATCAAAATTAACCTTTTTTCTTACACAAATTACTGATAATTTTGCTTCAATATCATCTAAAGAATATTCATCAATGTGAGCAACCACATCTTTTTTATCTTCATCTGAAAGCATATAGAATCCACCAATTAATTCTTCCTTTTGCTGTTTTTCAACGTTATGTTTAAAAGCAACTAAACTTTCATACTTTGCAGATAAATCATTATACTTAGTTTCTAATTCTGAATACATTAAAGCATAATCTTTTTTATCTTTCTTATCTTCTTCTTCTTTCTTATCTTCTGCAGGAGTTTTTGTTTCTTCCTTCTTTTCTTCAGGTTTCTTATCCTCTGCAGGAGCTGGATTATCTTCTTTCTTATCTTCTTTTGTATAGTTCTTTTTCTTATCTTTATCTTTATTATCTTTTTCTGTTTCAGTGTCTTTAACTTCTTCTGTAGTTTTATCAGTTTTATTTTCTACAGTTTCATTAGTTTTGTCCTTTTTTTCTTCATCTACTTTTGCCATGTTTCCTCCTTCTAATGCAAATTTTAAATCTTGCATCATACTAAATAATGTTTGCTTAAAGTTATCATCTACTTTACTAAAATTAGTACTTACATTAGGAGCTGTTACACTTGAACCTTCAAAACAAGGTTCTACATCATCACCTAAAATACATAATTTAGAAAAAATTGCATCATTAACAATAAACAATTCCATTTTTGTATTAACATTTTCTGACCAATAACCATCTAAGGTATCTTTATCTAATTCCATAGAATGAGGACGTCCTTGTTCAATAGCTAACTTAGCTTCTTCAAACTGTCCTGTCCATAGAAAACCTGTAGTCATTAAATATTCTCTAACTATTTTGTTTCCAAAATCATCTGTATCTTCAAATTTTTGAAACCAAACTTCAGCATCTGGAGAAACAAAACCATATGGCTTAGTAAGACATTTAAATTGAATCCCTTTTTCATCAATAATAATCTGGTCACCATGGTCTCTAAAATCTTGATTTTCTTCTTTATAATATCCAACAATAGGAGCGCCACGCAATGTCTTAGACATTTCTGTGGCAACATCTTTTGTTATGAAAGAATGATTTCTATTCTCTCCAATATACAAAACTTTAATTTCACATTTAGACATCAAAGGATTAATATCTAAAGGTTGAAGATTTATAAATTCCGGAGAATCAATAGTTGCAACTGATTGATGCATAATTGTTTTTCTCCTTTCTAATTTTGACTATTATATTATAAAAAACTTCTTTATGAAATTAATTACGTTTGTCCTAATTCATACTTTCACGATTAGCTATAGTTTTTTCTGATTTTTCATCATCAGCTAATTCTTTGCGGCCTGCGCCCTCTTTCTCGCTTCCATTACTCTGGCTTGCCGCATTTTGATTTGTCTTTAAAGCATCAGCGTTCATAGTAGAACTCATTAACGGTGGAATAAATACATTAAATAATTCTAATACATCATTTTCAAAATAAGCTGTAGCTAAAATAGAACTTTGTGATTGACCAAGAGCAATCTGAGGTAGCATTTTGGAATATCCTAATTGAGTTTGTTCTTTGTATAATTTTGCCATGTCTTTATAATTATAAATAGTCGTTGTCAAAATTTGAACTTTATATTTTAATTTTTTAGGATTTTTATTAAAAGGTTCTATTATCATATTTAGAAATGATTCAAATTGTAAAATTAAATTATATAAAGAAGCCTCATCATTTAAAATAGACTTCTCTAATGCAATATTACCGTCTGTATTAAATAAATTTTGAGCTGTACCAGATTCATTAAATACTGTTCTTTCAACTTTTTCTAATTCGTCTATTGTAGTGGAACTATTCTTATCAGCCAAATCCGCCACATCTACATCAGCAAAAGTTGTCAATACATCTACACCAATCGCTTTACCTAACATTTGAACAGCGTTATTATGTAATTCTTTTGCTTCATCAACATCAAATATTAAATCACCACTCTTATCTAAAGGCATTTTTTGAATGATAATCTTTAATAATTGCTGCTGCATCTTTTTTCTATCTAATCCTTGAGCTTCATTTAAGTCTATGATTGCAGGAATTACTGAAATGAAAACAGGAAAATCGTCTCCATTAATATTAAATTTAATTGTATTTTTAATATCCAGTAAATACCATCCTGAAGTATCTCCTAAAAAGTCTGGTTGTAATTTTCCTTCTTTATATAAAATATAACCTTTTTTAAATTCAGAAGGAAATAAATTTAATATTTTCATTTTTTGAGTAGTATCTCTAAAAGTATCATCAAAAAACTTCATATTAAATTCTACAGCCGGACGCCCATTAACACTAAATCTTGAACGACAATAATTAGGCGGAAGCTCTTGAATACACATTCTATCTTTTTGAGGAATTAAATATCCATAATAACAACCATACTTTAGAACTTTTAAGGCTGTGTCACCAAAAAATTTTTTTATTTCAAAATTATCTAAATAGGTTAAAACATTATTAAAACCGCTTAATATTTTATCACTTTTAACGCTTTCTGAATTAATATAAGGTGTTACTAGCCAATCATATCTATATAAATTAGCCATATATCTACATAATCTAGAATAAATACCGCTAGTTTTATAGAAAAATTCTGATATATCTCTCATCGTTTCTTCATCGTTTTCATGTATTGCTCTTAATACTTCTTTTTTATCAGCTAGTCTATCATCTATCTGTTTGTAATCACCTACATTAACAATAGCATCATCTAATGTTTTTAATCCAACTTTAATTTTTGAAAAGTTTGGATCCATAAAAGGACTATACTTCTCTCTGGTGTCTCGCATAGGACTCATTCGAAAACCTTTTTCTCTAATTTGTTCTTGTCTATTAATCAAAGTGACACCTCTTTCTTTCTTTTATTTTAATAGCCCGCCGCCTTCATAATATAATCATAATTTACACGACCTTCATCCCAATAGGGAATAGCAATAAGAGTAATTCCGTGCTTTGCACAGAACTCTCTTTTTTTCATATCATTATATTGCTGTTTCCTTAAACCGCTCAAACCACCAAATTTACTTTTTGGTTCATAATGTTGAACGCCTTGGTATTCTATTAAAAAATCTAAATCATTATTATCATCAAAGACAGCAAAATCAAATCTTAGAGGTCTACCATTTGTACTAACTAATTCTGGAAAAATATATTCTTCTTTAAAATTTAAACCAGCTTCTTTTAAAATTTCTTCTATTTTTATCTCTCCTCGACTTGCTCGCATATTTTGCCTCCTTTTTTACACAATATATTTCAAAAAAACTTTTATTCTAATAATTAAAAATACCCAATCTTTTAATTCATAAACATAAAATCACTAATATGTCTTTTTCTTCTTTTTCTTTTGTTATCTTCTTCTTGTTTAATATAATATAAACCATAAATAAAAGCAGAAAACTTATCTTTCTTAATACTCTTAGAAGACTGTTCTAATATAATATTGACACCTGAATTTTTTTCAACCAAATTTAACATTTGTTCTCTCAATATAGAAGTTAAAGTAAAAGGCTTTAAAAATTCATTTCTCTTATCACTATCCATATTTTGTCCAACTTTTGTAGACATTAATTTAGTTTTAGCCATTGATTCATCTATTAAGAATTTAATTTTTCCACTAGATAATTGAGTTTGAGCATAAGAATATGCTTCTGTGTTAATTGGTGCATTAGCTTTAATTAAATAAAGTGCATTTTCTTCTACATCCGCACCTTTTATTTTTTTATAAGGCTCAACGGCATCTTCTGAAGTCCCACCTTCAACACCAAAAGGAGGTAAAGAATCTCCACTTTCTGGGTCTACTTGAGATTTTACCATAAAATCAACTAAACCAATACCTAAACCGTTGGCATCAATAGAAATAACTCTTGCTTTATATTTATAATACAATTTTTTAATATGAATAGCTTGGTCTTCAAAATGTTCTGCTTCATATGTATAAATATGAACTAAACTCTTCAATGATGTTCCTTGCGGTTGCGGCGTCACTTTAAATACACAAACTTCAGTTGTACATCCGATACGACCGACGTCCACACCAAGAACATAATAAGCATTTTTAGAACTTCTGCCGCTATATTCATATTCTGGTTGTAATAAAACTCTGTGTTTATCAAATTTTTCTGAAGAATAAAATGCATTTTCTGCATCTCCGCTCCATAGGCTTCTATATTCTCTATCAAAAGACTCTTCTTTAAATGTACCTTGAAGTTTCAACTGGTCTACAAAGTCTTCATCTAAAAGTCCTTCTGTAACAGGTGTTTCATAAGTTCCACCCATAATCATAACTCTGTCAGGTTCAATTACTGATTGTATCAAAAGCTCTATCAGTTTATCATATGCAAAGGAATTTTTCCATCCAGCAGTTGTAATATATATTTGACTTTTATTAATTACTTCTTCTTTATGTCTTGTTCCATCTGGTAATAATCTATCCACGTTTGTTGTAGGAATAATAACTTCATTAAGAATATCTCCATCAATTAATACACATTCTTCCATCAAACCTCCAGTTCTACGCTGTCCTCTTGATGACTGCTTTGCCGCTAAAATATCAATAGAAGAGCTATTCTTGAAAATATATTTTACATCATCTTTAGATTTTTTTGATGCTCCTCTTGTCCAATCAATCTCATTATTTAATGAAGGAATTAATTTACAAATTTCTTCTATTTTCGCAATTGTAATACTTGCCGCCTGCTCTTTACCACCAGTAGTAACAAATAAATGTGAATTAGGATAAAGAATACATCTTAACATTAATACCATCATAGATAAGAATGATTTAGAATAAGCACGCGGGAATGTAGCATATACATATCTGTGTCGCATAACTATTCTTAAAAATACTCTTTGATAAAAATAGAAATTAAAGGTACTATCTGGACCTTTCATAAAATCTATTAAATAGTCAGGATATTCTCTATAAAAAGAAACTAAATTTCTTAAATGAGGTAATTGAGCTTTTAATCTTTCTTCTGATAAGCCCTGCTTTTTTAAACTTCTTGAATCGGATAAATCTAATAAACTTTGTAAACTCATATTAGTTATCCTCCTCTGTATAGACTTTCGCATCAGCCTCTTTTTGTTCTGCTATATCATCATAATATTCTTTATAGTGTTCATCTTGTAATTCTACTTCTGATAATCCTTGTTTCTTTGCTTCTTCTCTATCTTTCTTCATGCTTTCCGCATTTTCTCTGTTCTTAATATAATTTTCTATCTGTTGAGCTAACGCTTTATCTTCATAAATTAAAGACCTATTATACTCTTTTAAGTCAGCAATAACTTTATCAACTATATCATTTGGAACTTTAATTTCGTATCTAGGAATTTCTCCGCCGTTCTTTTCGCAATAGGCAACCATCTCACCAATACAATCAACAAAGTCATTCTTTTGTTCTTTATTTTGAGCCGCTGTAAATTTTGCGGATTTTCTTAAAGTATCATAAACCCTAGATAATTTTTGAAAACCATCAACATCTCCACAATCAAGAGCCTGATTCATTTTTAAATACGTTTTACAAGTTAAAATTAAAGTACCAATAGTATCAGAATCTTGAATATCAAATGAGTTCATCATTTCATTGTATTTTGTTTCTAATTCTACCCATTCACCCGGTTGATAAGTTCTGCCCCATTTCATTGCTAAATAAATTTTATCTTCTTTTGTTAATTCTGAAGCGGGGTCATTTAATTCTTCTTCTGGAATAAAATTATTTTCCATAAAAGGGTTAGAACCTGGTGCATAATTATTAGCGCCATCTGTTCCACTAACATAAGCGGGTGGCAGCTGATTATTCAATTCAGCTGTACTCATAAAAGTATTATATTGAGCTTCAGAAATATCTCCTCTACGAAATTGCATCTGTAATTGAGCTTCTCTTGCTGCAAGTTCAGGGTGGTCTTCTAAATATAATTCTCGTTTCTTGTCATCTTCCGCCTTTAATTTTTCTGTATCTGACCAATGGTAATCTTTCCATTGTCTTAATTTCATTTTAGATAAATATTTACCAAAAACTGACATACCATTCATTTTTCTAGGGTCTTTAGCAAATGCTTTATCTCTTAAGCTATTCCATTCTGAAGGGACGTAAGGTACATCCATTTTTTCCAATAGCCAAACATAAGTGTCTGGATTAAAATTATCTATATGCATAGTCAAGCATTTCTTACATAATTCAACTTTACTTCCATCTCTATATGTGTAAAATTGACTTTCATCCATGCTCTTCCCGCATTTTTCACAATAACAATTCAAACATTTTCACCTTCCTTTTATTCTATTGTAAATATAAAGCAAAAATAAATCATCAAACTTAATTATTTTTGACCAGGTTTCTTTAAAAAATCCGGCGTCATTTTTATATTTGAAGTCTATCCATATTTTTATTTAACCTTTGGTCAGAAATTAAGATTTTTTAGCTGGCTTTTTGTTACGGCATACCTTGCATATACTATAAAAGCCGTCACGACTCGTTTTATTTTTAGAAAAGAATTTATTATGAGCTAATTTAATTTCTCCACATCTTGAACATTTTTTCCATTGACCTTTTTCTTCTTCTGTATAATGCCAGATTAAATAATCTTCTACCGCCTTCTCCGCAATTAATTTTGGAATTTTATTTCTCCATAAAGATGATAAATATTCAACAGTATAAGTCATATTGTACTTTTCTTGTAACAATTGTTGTATTTCTATATTCTGTTTACCATCTATTTTATATATCATTAAATCATAATATAAGGGATAATCAAATTTTAGAGTTCTATCAACTAAATCTTCTAAGTCTTTCATTAAATAATAAGAATCACTGCTAAATTTATCAAAACAATCTTCTTTTAATTTACCATAATTACACAATAATGCAGAAATATGTTTTGGATTAAAAAATGAAATTAATCCATCATTATGAGGTATACCATTCTCATCTATTGAAAATTTATCACTAAAGTCTATTTTACTAAAACTTTTAATAGCATTAACACTATACATTGGTGGTTTATATGCATTTTTTATTACGTATTGATCTTTACGCATTTCTATAATTTGCTTTTTTAATAAATATTTTTTCTTACCTCTTGCATTTTTAGCTTTTTCTTCTACTTTTTCTATTGCATCTCTAAGGTCTTTTAAAGCGGGAATTTCCGCTACATCTTTCTCTGTAATTTCAAATTTTGGTTTAAAAATAATATTTTTATCATTTGCAATAATATTATAGATACCATCTTCGCCATTTTCAAATTTACCTACAAGCCCTTCAAAAGACATCTCTCTTTCATTTACTGTTACCATTCTATTGTCAGTTAATATCTTTTTCTTTTTTCTTTCTTCTTTATCCATTGCAAATACTATATAATCTGTTAATATACTTATATATCTTTTTGAAAGTTTTTCAGGAGGCGTTTCAGCTATAATCTTTTTTACTAATTCATTGCGGGCTTCCGGTGTTTCAAGCGTATAATCTAGCTTTAATCTGCCATCATCGGCCACCGCCGCATTTTCATACATTGTCTCTGTCATTAAGCTCTCCTCTATCTTTTTATATTCAATAGACTACTAAATGTAATCTATTTTTCTCATCTATAATAATTATAACACAAAATTTTTTCTTTGTCAAACTCGTTTAATATTCTTTAATTTGATTTTATAAAAAATTTATTATATTATATTTATATAAAGAAAATAATAAAATTAAAAATAAAGGAGTATTTATGGTTTTAATTATTATAGTATGTGCAATAGCTTGGGGTGTTTGTCGTTTTAAAAAAGTAGATTTTGTAGATACTCTTTTTATAGGTTTTCTAATTGGAATTGCATCTATATTTATTTCTGGATTTATAGGTCTTTGTACTGCTTTATTAACACAAACGGAAGTAAAAACAGAAACTTATAAAAATGTAAATTATTATGTTTCACATGGAAAATTATCCGCCTATAGTAAAGAAAATATTTATATTACTGCGGAGACTGAAGATGACAGTTATACTGATTTTTCTATTGTTAAGGAACAAAATATGGCGGAAGGAGAAAATATTTTAGTTAAAGAAACTTATCAAGGGGCTTTAAAAAATTATAGTAGTCTTTTTATTGGTGCTGATTGGAAAACAACTAAATATATTATTTATGAGAAAGGAGAATAATTATGTTAGTAGTGCTTATATGTATGCTGATAGGAGCTATGTTTTTTAGATGGCTACAAGATGAAGATTATATGAAGAATTTCGGTACAATGATAGGTTCGTTTGTAGGACTTTTCATTGGATTATTCCTTTCTATTGCTATTGGATTGGCGGTAGTGCCTACAACAACAACTAAAATTAAAGAATATAATATAACTAAATATTATATTGATGATAATAAATTATATTATGTAGGCGAAGATGGAACTATGGGAAGAATTGATATAGATAATGGAAATATTAAAACGGGTAATAAAACTTATATTGAGAAAAGATATTATAAAGTAAATAAAAGAATGAATTTTGTTGTATTTTGTGCGAATGGAACGGAAGAAACACTTTATTTGAAAGGAGCGAACTAATGGTTTTAAGTGGAGCAAATGCCGCAATTTTTGTAGCAGAACTAGAGAATCCTTATCCAACACCCCTAAGAATTACTGTTTCTTGGGAAAAAGCCACTGATGTACAAAAAGAAAAGTTAAATTGGTTTACGGTAAATGGGAAGAAGATGGCATTTGAAGCAATAAGTGAAACATATAGACAAGAAATAGAAAAAGAACATTTAGAAAAAGTTTATAATTTTTTATTAGAGTGTGATAGTGGAATATATGCTCTTGAATATTATAATAGAAATAAAGACAATTTTGAAAAATATGGGGCGGAAGTAAACTTGAATATTCCTATATGTAAATATGAAGAAGACCACCAATGTAGATTTGATTGTCCTATTTTTGGGGTATGCGGAGAAAATCCGTGTTAAGAATTTAAAAATACTTTTGAGCGTTTTCTGAATTTAAAAATACTTTTGAATCCGTGTTAAGAATTTAAAAATACTTTTGAATCCGTGTTAAGAATTTAAAAATACTTTTG